CTTCACACCTACCCTGTCACTTGTTTCATCAGACTGGCCTGAAACAGTTCTTCTTTTACCTGTCTGGGAAGAAAGGTTCGAGCTTCGTCTAGCCCAATAGCTGGATAGATATGATTCTGACAGACAATGAGAGGCAGACGAAGGTTTTGGTCTGGCTTTTGGAGAATAAGCTGAATCATTTCATTCAAACTTATCGAATATTGACGCTTAAAGCGAAGAAATCGTGGCGACAGTAACTCAACAAAACAATCCGTGGTTTTGGCAAAGAGTGACAGTATGATTTCACGGTTTACATCACATGCTTTTGTACAACGGTAAGTCACACCATAGGTCGTCAAAATGGTTAGCAAGTCTTGATTTGTATTGGCATTATTTCCTAGATATACCTCAAGCATAGGCTCCTCCTTATAGGGTTAGACTATTTTCAACTGTTGGTTCAGGAGTTGAGAAATAGCGACTCATATCAATAGGCATCCGTCCTTCACCGAAGCACTTGACCGTTATCAACATTGTTAGGATATCCTCTTTACCGTGTGCAGTATAGAATTGACCAAAGGCGCGAAAGGCTAGGTGATTGTCATCTGTCAAAAGCGCATCAACACCATTTTTGATATCCCTGGTTTCCATAAAATCCGAAATCCGATGGAGATTGGATTCGTAGAATAGGGGATCATTCATCTCTTTGTGGTAATCATCTTCAAAAGTCACCTCAAAATCACAATCAAAATTAGGGAGCGACAGTATCTTTTCCAGAAACTGATTGGCTTCAGCCTGATGCATCAGCTCATCTAATTCCGTGCAGTCTAGGATACTTTTCTTATGTAGTAGGTTCATGTTTTTCTTCCTCTTCCATTCTTCTAAATTCTCTCGCAATGGCTTCTATTACCGTAACGGTCACACTGTTGCCAGCTTGTTTGTAGAGCTGGCTTTTACTAGAAACAGCTTCTGCTTTGTCAAAAGCCCAGTCAGGAAATCCTTGAATCCTGAAACACTCTCTTGGTGTTAGTCGTCTAATTCTTAGCCGATAGAGTTTTCCGTCTAAAACAATGCCTGTAACTTCGTACCACTTATCCTGTCGATATTCCATAGCAGCAACTACCACTCCCATATTGTCAGAAGTCGTTAGGGTATTGGCTATTCCCTTGCCCACTCGTCCTCTCCGTTTGGTTGAGTCTGGATAAGCCAGGTTGACAGAGTCTCCAAGAGTTGCCTTTGCGTACCCTCTTTTTGTGGCTTCCTTGATTTTCAGAAATGGCAGCTCCTCCCTCAGCAGTATCTTTGGCACCTTATCTCCACCTTGCATGGTGGTCAAGGTCGGTGACAAGCCAGAAATGTCAAATACTCTTCCGGTCTGGTCAAAGCTAGTCGGCAGATTTCCTGCGACAAGAACCCCGTGTCTATCTTGACTGGTCAACGTAAACATAGGGTCTTGATTTTCTTTAAAGCGTCCTCCATGTTGCCGTTTTTCTAATCTATCTGGTGTTAAGACTGGAATGGCGATTTTTACCCCCTCTCCTTTACCTCTTGTTAGTGTAGGAGCAAGTCCACTCGTCAGATAGACTTCACCATTCAAACCATGTTTAGAGGGATTGATGTTTCCTAGCCTTTCAAGATGAGCTGGGCTGTTTTCTCCTCTGAGAGGAAATAGGAATCTGGAACGGTATCTTCTAGAATGTCCGATAATAAAAACCCGTTCTCTGTTTTGCGGGACTTGGAAGTCCTTACTGTTAAGCACCTGCCATTCGACATCATACCCCAATTCATCCAGCGTGGAGAGGATTGTGGAGAACGTCCGTCCCTCGTCGTGATTGAGTAGGCCTTTGACGTTTTCCAAAAATAGAAAACGTGGTTGGATTTGTTTGGCCGCTCGAGTAATCTCAAAAAAGAGAGTCCCTCGAGTATCTTCAAATCCCAGTCGTCTTCCTGCGAGTGAAAAAGCTTGACAAGGAAATCCCCCGCAGATAACCTCCACTTGCCCTCTAAATTGTCTAAAGTCATGGTCTGTGATCTCTTTAATGTCATGGTATTCTATTTCTCCTTCTGTGTTAAACATGGCTTTGTAGGATGTTCTAGCAAATTTATCAATTTCACAAAAGCCCAAACACTCATGGCCCTGTGCTTCCATTCCTAGCCTAAAACCGCCTATCCCAGCAAATAAATCTAAAAATTTCATTTTTCCTCTCTTTCCAAATAAAAAAGAGCCTTACACTTGTAAAACTCTTGCCTAAATATGATCATCCATTTCTGGTGCACGGATGATTTCAGCAATCAACATGATGATAGAAATCAGATAGATTCCACCTAGTATCCACCAAATCATCTTAATCACCTCCCTTTACTTCTTGTCGTCTCAGTTGCTTGGTCCATTCTGACAAGACCCCATTAAACACATATTCAGCTATCACTTCCGCTGACCGAGCAAATCTCATATGTTCCAAAGCATACTGATAACGATCACTAAAATAAATCATGGCAACATCACTAACCGACTGAGATAGACCTGTCTGTCTTAACTGGTCATGAACCAAACCCCAAATATAGTCTCGATCGTACTTAGTCACGGCATCTACTTTTGGAGTAAAGTTTTCTTCTTGTTTGTCATCTACTAGCTGCCTCTCCTCCTCGTCCTCAATAAGGAAATCACTCCCTTCAGTTTCACTACATTTAGTCTCACTTCCTTCAGTCTCACTAGGGGCTGAATTTAAGACCGGCCCCGTCTTTCTTTGAGACCCCCCTAGTGTTTTTTTAAGACTAGCCCCGTTTGAATCTAAGACTGGGGTAGGTTCATGTTCTAATTCCCCCAAGTAAATTTTATTTGCCATACGACCTTTTTCACTGGATGATTGTTGGACTTCATCAATTAAGCCATATTCACGTAAGATTTTCTTGATAGAGAGTAATTTTGACTTTGAACAGCCTAAAAGTGCCATCAGATTTGAATTAGAATAAATCAAGTAAATAGCCCCATCCTCATCAATCCACCCTTTACTCAAAGACAACTCTAACCGATCTTTTAAAACCGCGTAGGCTACCTTAACCTCCAGCTTCATATCCTTATACCGTTCACTCTCGAATAAAAGTTTAGGGAGTTTATAATAACGCTCTGATGTCTGATACTGATTAGCGGTAATACGTTTCATGATTGTCCCTCCAAGATTATAAGTCCAACATTTCCAAATTCATCAAATCGGATTAAACCTAGTTGTTCCATTTCATCAATTAGCTGAGTTGCTTTCTCAATATCAACTCCCAATCTAGTCACGAGATGACACATCACCATTTGACGTGATGATTGTTCTTGCTTTTGCATAATTACCTCCAAAACGCAAAAAAAGGGGTAGACAATTTAATGTCTACCCCCGAAAATTTATTAAAACAAAAATCCTGCCAAAGAATTTTTGGCAGGATTTTTGGCAGGAAACCAAATCAATTTATCAGTTTCTATCAATCGCTTATCGCTCTCAAAGACTGGTAAATAGGGATTCCGCAATCTAATTATGATGTGACTCTTATTTAAGAGTAACTATACACACCCAAAATAATGCGTACACGATAGTAGAAAGCATTGTAAAATAAGCATTCGTTCGATAGAAACTATATCGATTTTGTAAGGTAAAAATACAAAAGTTTTAAACTTATGCCCCTTTTTTGCCCCTTGTTTTGATTTTCCTTATAACCACAATTTGCCAATAGGTCCGTTATAACGGAAAACAAAAAAAGAGCTAGCAAAAGCTAGCTCTGCAAAGAAGTTTTGTTGTGCTTGTTTTAACGTGCGCTCATCAGCCCACTCATTGCCGTGTATGCTTATTATACCATAAACGTGCATGACTGCCAATTTTGTTGACGTCGTGAAAAATAAAAAAGCCCTAGCACAAGCTAGGAGAATGTTATAAATATTCTTCTATAGGACAAAATTTGTATTGTTTGTAATCTTTTTGGTTATGTTTTTCAGAACTGTACCCTAAGTGATGATAATCAATTAATAGTGGAAAAATTCTATTGCTAGAAAAGTTACAGATTAGCCTTACAGAACCAATAAAACCAAATTGCCAAAGAGATAACTGTTCAACATCAATACCGTGTAATTCTTGAATTGCAACCTTATATTTCGAGAATGCTTCATCATTTACAGGAATTTCGTGACAATGTCGAAACTGATAATCGTTATTTTTTTGTGGCGACCATTCTTTAGTTATTTTGGGAATCAATTGGTTTAAAATCTTTGTTATGTACTCGGCGTACATATTATCATCCTTGAGGTAGTTCGTAAAATCTTTACCTTTACTAGAATAAGATCTTATCCAGTTAGGATATGAGAAGTCAAAAACTATTTCGCTTTTAGGTTCTAATTGTTGTGGTATTCTTTTTGTCTTTGGAGATGGAGAAGGAACACTTTTGTTTTTCTTTCTTTTGGACACAATCATACCAACCTTTCAGCATAAAAACGAAAAATTGTTTTAGTTGAAATGATATTATGGCTACTTTCTAGTGGTTCTAAACCTAATCTAGCCTCTTGCCATGGCTGCTCGTTATGAGACAATGTTTCTAATTGATTACCATCAAAGTTCCCATAAACTTCAATAACTTCATCAATCGAAGAAAGCTCATCTTTATTCAAAAAATTTTCATAATCAATTTCAAAACCACTACAGTCAATACTTGTTCCACGATAGTCTTTGAAATGTGTATATACTTCTGGAATAACTGGACCATGAACCCACGCTTCAAAATCAACTGGGAACATCAAAGAAGATATTATCTCATCGTCGTTATCATTTTCGGCTGTTAATGCTAAGTGCCATGATTGAACATAGTAAAGTAACTTTTGTAATTTTTTAGGAGTGACATCTTTCACTTGTTTTATATCAATGATATATTTTATAACTGCTTTTAACTTATCATTCATAGTGAAACCCTCCTTTATTATTTGAGAGGTAAAATGATGGTAGGTTTCAAGTACATTTTAACTGCTATTGAAATATAATGTCAAGTGTTTTTTACTACTTTTTTGGTTTTTTTCTTACTTTTTTATGCTTTAACGTAAAAAACGCTCCCAGCAAAAACCGAGAGCTTGTTAAAGTGTTTGCTATTTTATTATACCATTATTTTGATTCTAGCAATGCTTTTCCTTCATCGAGTGTTAGGTCTTTACCGTCTGTTTCAACTTTCTGACCTGCTTTCAGTTGGTTAAACATTGCGATAACATCGTTTTCTGCTGTGTTTAATTGTTCTTTACCTGCCATAGTATCACCAGTTTCTATCGATTTTCTTCATACCAGTTGCGCCCATAACACGCAAAATAGGTGCACCCGTTTCGTATTCTGCCATTGGAATGTCTCGACCAGTCGTTTGCTTAACAACCTCGTTCAGGTAAACGAGTTCGTCTGGGTCTTTGGCGGGATAAATTGTGTTAGTGCCAAAATTAGCAATAAAAATCGCACCGCTTGGAAATGCTTTGTCATTCAATACGTGATAAAATTTGTACATTTGGTTAAATCCTTTCGTTATTTGAGCTGTTGATGGTGTTTGCGTGCTTGTTGTATCGTCGCAATCCAGCAAGACCACGTTCTTATCAAGCCCGCCAGCAATACCAGTTGATGTAAATTGCCACCAGCGAATACCATCAAGTGCTGGGAAGATACTCCAGATTGGGTCTGGTGTGACGTTGTAATTTGGATAGGCTGCAATCCAAAGCGAATCTGGATATTTAGCAATGATTTGTTCGTAGTAAACATTAGCCAGTGTATAAGGCTTATAGCTGTAGTATATCGGCTGATAACCAGCTTGTGAGCATTTATCCATAAAAGCTAAAATAGCGTCTGTATTGGCTTGTTTTGATGTGCTAGCGCTATCCTCGTAATCGCAAACTAAATATGGCGTTTTTGTTGGCAAGTTAGCCAAAAAATAATTTGCTTCTGCTACTGCTTGACTAACGTTACCGCCAAACCGTGCAAAGTGATAATAGCCGATTGGTTCGCTCGTACTTGCTTGTGTGAATCGTGCTGGTGATAAGTAGCCAGTACCTTCGGACACCTTGATAATAGTTTTATGTGTACCAGCCGCTTGACAGATAGCTGTCAAATCAGCCGACTGATAAGACGATACGTCGATAAAATAATCATTCTTCTTCATTAGCTTCACCTAATTCTTTCTTAGGTTCTGTATACGTTAATGCCTTTGTACTATCACTAACCCCTGCGGTTGTTGGATCGTTAACAACTCCTAACAAAACAAGCAATGTTAAAACTGTATTGACAACGTCCGCAATGTTATCTGGCAGTTTCAAACCCAATTGCTGCGCTAACAAAATCACCGTACTAGCAATAGCTAACAATGTAGCTTTGTTCTTAAATCGTAATTTCCAATTAATCATGATAGCTCCTCCAATTTATTATCAATTTTTTCGACTTTCTCACTCAAGTTAGTAATTTCGGTGGTTAGTCGGATAAGTGCTTCATTTTGTTTGTCGTGATTGTCTAATCGTTTTTTGATTTCGATTAGTTCTTTGTCATGTTGTTTGTCCTTTTCTTCTAAAATCGTCGTACGACGTTCGCTGTTCGTCATACGACTTTGAAAAAACGTAAAGAGCGTCAATACTGAGACTGACGCACTTAAAAACATGCTAATAATTTCAGGTTTCCACATAATAAAACAACCTCGTTTCTAAGGTTGTTGCGTATCTGAGTTTTTATTTTGATTAGATAAATCAACATAATACTGTGTTCGCTCTTTGAATTGTTCTGGAACATCATCAATTGTAATCCAGCCCATTTCAATTTGTAGAGCATAATATTTAGCGAATGATTCAATTAGTTTTTCAGGGAATTTAATTTTCATTTGTTTTTCCTCCACTTTCTTCTTCGGTTGTTTCATTTGTTGACATATCAATCAATGACAAAATTTCCATTAATTGATTTACACTGTCAGTTGCATTTTTTACTAAAATAACAGTTTTAGCTGTTTCCTCTTTAGCTTCTGCTACTGCGGTCGTTACAGTTGTGACCATTGATTTTAGATTGTTAATTGCTGATTCTACTTCAACTAATTTTTTGTTAGCTTCATCAACACTCACTGACATCTCATCAACTTTTTGAACTGCTTCTGGCATAGCTTTGTCGGCATATTCTGCTTTAAAATACGCATCACGAGCTAATTCAATAAGTTCATCATTACTTTTGCTTGTTTGGTCACCAATGACACGTTCAGTGAATGTGCCATAGCTACCAGACAATGTAGCTAATGTGATTTCAGTGTGTGTGATCACACCATCAGTGTAGATTGGGTATTTCCCAACAACTTGCCATGTTCTCATTCGTCATCACCCCCTTTCAAATCATCATCTTTGGGCATCAACGTAGCTAACTTATCTTCAAGTTCATTGTTATGCTGATTAGCAACTGTCAATTCAGCACGTAATTGTACTGCTTCGTATTGTGCAGTTGCTAGTTTTTGTAGTAACTCATTAATAATTAATTGATTTTTATCCATATTAAACTCCTGAAATATCTTTTAGTGCATTTCTAATAGCATTTTTGGCATCATTTGACGTTCCACCATTAAGAAAATGTTGAAAACAATTTCTTAAAACTTGGATGCAACCACGAACCCAATAACCACTACCATCTCCGTTATCAAGTCGAACATCACCTGTTACAATATCTGCGTATCGTGAATTAATCCCAAAGGGTTTCATAACAACATGTCCTGTGTAAGTAGAGTTAGGACTGAATGTTTCCATTTTCCAACCTGCGGCAGATGTGTTGGTTACAACGTCTTTGTTATAACTATGTCCAAAATAAATATTATCGGCAATTACACGCAAAGAGTCAGCTCTTTCATGGTCATTTGCAGCAATACCATTAATGGTTTCAACTACAATCCCTGAAAATCCACCTTGGTCCCATTTGCCATCATCAAGCGTTGTTTCACGACGGTCACCGCCTAAAATAACTCGTGATAAGATTCGGCTAGTTCCACTAACTGTGATACTAGTATTTGAAAATTTAAGTCCCATTGTACTAGCGTTTGCTTGAACACGAAAAATACCAGTGTTGTTGTTATTGTAAAAAAGCTTACCAGTGTCGAGTTCAAAATTAGTTGCGTTAGATAGTGATTGTAATTTACCACCTTTAATGACGTTCGCTGTAATACCACTTGATACAATTTTGCTTGAATTAATAGAATTAGCAGCTATTTTATCTGTGGTAATCGCACCTGCGGCGATATTCGCTGCACTAATCGTGCCCGTTTTGATTTGTGCGCTAGTAATTGTGCCACTTGCAATTTGACTAGCTGTAATGCTACCAGCTTTGATTTTGGCAGCGTCTAACGTACCAGCTGTTATACGGTCACCATTGATACTATTGGCTGACATAGCACTTGTAGTTACTGCTCCTGCTTTAATGGCATTTGCTGTGATGGCACCGGTGGAAATCACGTCAGCAGTAATGATTTTACCGTTCAAATGTGCCGTATTAATCGATTTGCTGGCTATTTTGGTACTTGTGATAGCACCGTCAACAATCATACTGCCTTTGACATTAATCTTGTCAGAAAACAGATTAATAGCGTTTTGGTTAACAGCAAAATAAGAACCAATCGCATTCGCAACATCAGTCGTTGACTTGCCAGCCTTCATGACGATTCCATCTGTATTAATCGTCAAACTAGCACTCTTAACCGTTGATTTATCCAACGCAGATACGCTCGCTTTGATTGAGTCTGTTGTCTGCTTGATTTCTGACTGTGCAGTGGCTAACTTACTGTCATAGTCTTCGGGAGCAGGTGTCCAGTCTGTGGGTATCTTGCCTTTTTCCAGTTTTATATTCTTGATAATATAACTGGCGCTGTTAGCGCTAGACATCCCTGTCAAATAGACAACTTGTCCACCTATGTTTGCCGGTGAATTTTGTAGCCGTGTGAGTATACAGCTTACTTTTGTCCATTTGTTAGCAGCGGCAGCATTCATAGTTGCCACTGTAGTGAGTCTGTCGCTAGAATCGCTATCCATGATGGTAGCGTTAAAAGTTGTGTACACATTTGGGTATACATCGAAAGATAACGTGTATTGTGTATTGGTGGTAATGAGGGTAGTCAACACATTTTTAAATAGAATGGAGCTATATCCACTCTGTGTGGTGGTTCTACCTTTACTTAATTTGACCGCATTCACACCGTCAGAATTTAGAGATTCAACTGTTCTATCCCCTACCTGCATAATCCAATCCCAGCCAGTAGCACCTTGATTCGTTTTCGTCAGTAAATTCCGCCCGCCAACGCTTGTAGGTATTTTTTCCTCCACACTCGTAATCTTACTGCTCAACTCGTTAGCTTTAGCTATGATATTGTTTTCAGCAGTTGTTACACGACCGCTTAACGTATTGAAGTCAGTCTGTGAAACTTTGGCACTCAGACCAGTAGTTAGTGAGTTAATCGAGTTAGTGTGTGATGTAATCGTACTGCCTTGCGACGTTACTTGCGTGCTAAGCTGTTTAAGACCGTTGGCTGTTTGAGTTAGTGTTGTATTTAGTTTGGTGATGTCAGATTGTGTGTCTTCAACTGCTGGTTTTGGCGCAGTGGCGATTGTACCATCTTCTAATTGAACATCACGCAAATAAACAACATCTCCAACAGCCCATGTTCCACCGTCAGGAATATAGAATGGAAAAGCATAGACATTCTTAAATTTGACCATATCAGTTGATACGAATCGTTGCCAGGCAGTTGTAACATTGAATTTCTTAGCTCCTCCATTAAAAGCTTCAACACCTACCGTCATTTGAACAGATTTGCTTGCTTTAATGTCTATTGAGTAAGTCATTTTTTTGCCTTGCCATTCAGAACCTCTTAAATCCACGAATCTATTGAAGAAACCGTAAGTGCCAGCTTTAGTACAAGTTGCTTTTAAGTACTGACCACTTCGAGCTGTATTATCAGCTACAATTTCAAACAACCACTTACTCATGTTTAGTGACCAACCACTAACTGTTAAACCGTAGTTTTGAATATAATTCCGTCCACCCATTGTTGTGGGTATCTTACCCTCAACCGCAGACACCGCACTTGTAATCTGCCCAGGAACTGCTTCAACTTTTGTCTGCAAACTGCTAATGTTGCCATTCGCTGTTTGTAGATTGCTTCGCAAGTTAGCTACTGCCTTATCATTGCTAGCTTGATAGTTAGCAAGATTAGTCTTAGTCGTGTTGGCAGTTGTTGTAGTCGCTGTTAAGTCAGCTTTAACACCATTCAAGCCAGTTTCAAGCGTTGCTGTTTTCTTGCTCGTATTATCTGCAGTTGTTTTAACTTGTGATAGCGTTGTTTTAGTGCTTGTTAAGTCGTCTTCGACTACTTTTGTTCGTGCAGTAACACTTGTAATATTTTTAGTATTACTATCTACCGTCTTACTTAATTCGCTGACAGTCGTCTTAGTACCGTTTGCAGTTTCTTCAACTGTTGAGACACGTTTAGTTAGTTCAGACTGTGCGCTAGCTTGTGCTTGTAACTGTTGCGCTTGACTGGTTAAATCTTGTTTAGCTTTAGACAAGTCGTTAGCAACTGTGGTGAGTTGTTGTTTGGCTTCACTCGCTGACGTCTTAGCGTCATTTGCAGTTGACGTTGTGGCAGTTAAATCAGTTTTGACTTTGGCTAAGTCAGATTTTAAACTGTTGACAGCTGTATTCGCTTGTTCTGCGACTTCTGCTGTTGCCTGGTTGATTTCATCAGCGTATGCTTTAGCGTTAGTTTCTGCCTGCGTTTTAGCTGTATCAATCTGTGTTTCAAGTTCTGCTTTTGACGTGGCGAGTTTTTCTGTAATAGTCGCTTCAAATTCTTCACGATCTGGAACGTCTTTTAGTTCATCAGCAATCTGTTCTTTGAATGCTTCAACATCATTAACGATAGGTAGCTCTTCCCAATCTGCACCAGTCCAGTAATACATTTTCGTTGTGTCGCCGACTGTCAAATAAAGTGAGTCACCTTTATGTAGTGTACCTTTAGGCTCATCTTTTGGAAATTCATTACAAAAATAAACAGTACTTTTACCATCTGCAGATACTAAAGCTTTATTTGCTGTTTCTACTGCTTGTGCAATAGAATCTGATGCATTCTGTGCTTGCTCTTTTGCGAGCGTGTAACTTGCTGATAATTTTTTAACAGCACCAATATCATTACAAGTCACTTCATGTTTAACAAGCTGACCAGTAATATCATATTCGCTAGTAAAGGATACAATTCTAATTTTTTCTTTAAAGCCAAGTGTCTCATTGATTGCCATGATGTAATCACCCGCTGTTGGTTGAGTATAATCATAACCAGCACGAGTTAAATCTTCCATGTCAAGAGTAATCGAGATACTATAAGAATTATCAACGTTTTCTTTTAAAGCAGCAGTCATACTATCGGCTTTAGTGTAACGCTCGTCAACAAGTGGTTCAGCTTCCAATTTGCCATAAACACTAGCTAATGGACTTGTATATTCAACTGTTAAGCGACCTTTGTTATGGTCATTCTCATCAACCCACGCACCAAAACCTTTTTGATAAGTAACAAAATCACTGATATTTTTTTCAATCCCTAGTTCGTTCATGTTGAAGTTCTTGCGAACAACCGTTGATAAATCAGTTCCTGTTTTTTCTAGGATTCTGACAACTTTGCCATTTACTTGAAATTCAACACCTGATGAAGTGATGATATCGTTAAATAATTTTAGACGGCTTTTATATCCAAAAGACTGCTTTTCAAAAGCATAAACTTTCAATAGAGGGTCAATTGTGTAAGTATAACCACTATCTTTAAAAATAAAATCAAGGTAAGTCACAAATGTGTGTGAACCATCATTTAGTTGTTCATGCACTGATGACTTATCAAAATCCCAAAAGAACTGATGAACAGCATCAAAGGTAACGTGAGTACTTGTACCTTCATCAACTGGCTTAGCATAAGTTACCACGTAAAACTCATCATCAAAACGCAAACGCCAGCCACGTTCGATATTAGATAGGACATAATCGCCTGATTCGATTTCACCACTAAGTGAACGTTCACCATTAACTGCGTTAGTTATTTTAATACTAGCAAGTGCACCATGCTCAACATCTTTTTCGTTTAAAAATGTAATCAATTCATCACCCCCTATTTATAAAGTTCTTTAAAGTTTAAAATTTTAATTGTACCATTGAAATTAGTCTTATAGCTAACTTTTTTCGTTGGACTAGGTTTTATAACAAAATAGGCATAATTTGTACGTGCATTAACATTTGCAAGGTTCTTAGTTGTCTCAATACCAGTGATCTTAAAAACATCTCCAGCATTTATATCTCCTGTTTGGGAATACGTGAAACGATTATCACCGATTTCAAGATAAAAACCTGATTGATTTCCTGTTGATGTCATTTCAATAACAAAGGGAACTTCCAATTGCGACAATTTCGCTGTGCCTGCATAGGCAAAGCTACCACCGCTTAACGTTATGTCTTTAGCTTCCGTTTCGCCATATGGCATTTCTGCTGTGGTAAATACCACGGAAAAGTCATATTTTAACCCTTGCCCAGAATTTCCAACAAATGAGAATGTCGGCTCACTAGCAGTTACTTTCCAACGATAATGCCAAGCTGTGTGTGGTTGATTCACAAGATCCAAATCCCCAGCCGTTTGTCCAGGGACTTGATAATCATAAAAATCAATGCTGTCAGGATACATTTTAGTGATATAAAAAGGCTCGTCATCTAATAACAAGCCAAATATATCATCTTTCATACTTAAGAATCCTTGGACATTTGCAACTGCTACACGTCCAGTTACTTTAATAACTTTAGCAGTAAACGTTGCACCGCCAAATACTGTACCATTACGACCAGCTACAGACCGCTTATCAAGAGAGATTTCAGGTGCGCTGTCGTCAATATTAATATTGTAAAAACTGTAGTCAGAAAGCTTGACTGACGTTGTTCCTTTCGTAATTAATAAATCCATGTTTCACCTTTCTAATAATTAAAATAATCATTTTTAGTATCTTCTCTCGCTTCGCGTTCTTTTACTGTCGTGTAAATCTTATCGCCAATTAATTCATTGTGTACTTCAAAGACTGGTTCTGATAAGCTAGTATTTTTCACTTCATCTGACAAGCTATCAAGTGATGATAAGCCAGATGTGCTAACACTACCAGCAATTGTCATAGTGCTGTTGACACCCCAGCTTTGATCTGTAACAGCTAACGCATACTCTTTGCTGATGTCGTTGATTCTACCTATCCAGTCAGACATGCCAATAGCGAAGCCTTCACCAGTATAGCCACCGAGTGATTTCATCACACGAGATGGTGAGTGAATATCTAATGCTCTACGAATTGTTGCTGTTACTCGTGCAGCAATACCATTTGCTACCGCGTAAATTGAACCTGCTGAACCAGCAAGACCGCTAGCAAAGCCAGCACCTGCATAATAACCAGCTGAACGCATACCACCGCTTGTGCTGTACATAATTGATACCATGTGATTACCAGCACTGCTTGCAGCTGCGATTGCTCCATTCATACCACTTTGAACAGCTGAACGAACACCATTCATACCTGATTGAGCCGCACTTTTCGCTTTATTAAACGAATTAGTAAATGTAGAATTCATCTTGTTTCCAGCAGATTGAACAGTACTGTTGATTCTGTTCATTCCGCTAGTTACTGCCGAAGTCAAACCGTTCATAGCTGATGTTGCAGATGACTTAGCCTTATTGAAGTTGTTAGTGATGTTTGACGCCATTTGTGATGATGCTGAGTTAGCAGATGAAGCGGCTGAATTAAGCTCAGATGTCACGTTGTTTGATAATCCGCTCGCTGAACTGTTCGCATTTGCTTGCATGGCACTAAAGTTAGAACTTACACCGCTATTTGCCGCTTGTGCTGCACTGGTTGCACTAGCCTGTGCATTTTGCATGTTACTAGACACACCTGCTGACAAGCTAAGTGCTTGATTAACAGCATCAAGATTCATACTAGATGTTGCAGCATTAACACCATTGGCCATGTTCTGTGCATTGGTTGTGGCGCTTGCACTTGCTTGTGCTGTATTAGTATTGATGCCGTTTGCCATAGCAATGGAATCATTAAGCGCTTGTACACTCATGATACCAGTTTGAGCGTTGACGTTTGACGCCATTTGAGTCGCATTGTTAGTTGCATTCAAATTAGCAAGCCCAGTATTTTGGCTAATACTATTGAGTGTTGCCATAGTGTCTGCGCTAGTTTGTGCGCTCATTTGACTAGTCTGTGCACCTACAGCTGTGGTCATCTGAGCTGCATCACTGCTAACTTTTGCAGTAGTTTCAGAACTTTTACCAGTGATTGTGTCCCAAAGTGAACTAAAGCCGTTCTTAATACCGTCCCAGACACCTTTGAGTGCATTAGGAATAGCTTCAAGCATTGCCTGACCAAGTCCAGCAATAAGTTGGACCCCAGCTGCAAGAATTTGTGGAATATTTTGAATGATTGTAACAGCCAACTGTCCAACAAGTTGAATACCTGCTGCAATGATTTGTGGTAAGTTTTGTGTAATTCCTTGGATCAATGATTGAATGATTTGAACCGCAGATTGCACAATTTGTGGCAAGTTCTGAAGAATACCTTGTACCAACATTACAATGATTTGAATACCACCTTGTAAAATTTGTGGTAAATAACTAGCTAAGCCTGTGATGAATCCAGTAATAACCTGCGTAGCGATTGAAATGATTGTTGGCAAATTCTGGATAATTCCCTGAACTAAGTTAGTGATAATTTCAATACCTTTAGAAATGATGTTTGGCATGTTAGCAGATAAACTTTGACCAAAATTATCAACAATCTGTTGCGCATATTGTAAAAGCAAAGGTAAATTTTGAACCAAACCATTGACGACATTTGCAATAAAGTCCATACCTACAGACAATAGTTGTGGTAATGCACTAGCAATCGAACTAACAAATGTACCAATCACTTGAATAGCTGACGCAATCAAACTACCTGCATTAGCACCTACACCTTGAACAAGACTAGAAATCAGTTGAACACCAGCTTGTACAAGCACTGGGAACATGACAGTAAATGCATTAGCGAATTTAGCGATTAAATCAGCACCACTAGCAATCAATGCTGGAATTTGACTAGTAATACCGTTTACCAAGTTCGTGATGATTTGTGGTCCTTTAGTGGTAACTGTAGCTAGTAACTGGTCAATCTGTGCGCCAAATTGGCTATTGATCAAACCAAGACCAGCAACGACTAAACCAAGAATTGCTGCAGGACCAATAACGGCTAATGCCACACTTGCAACTGAAGTAATTCCATTTGCCATAGTGGACATGGCAGATAGCCCCTGACCAGCTGCTTTGCGAAATCCCTCAGCAGTTGCTTTTCCATCATCATCTAGTTTTAACAATCCAGTAGAGATAATCCCAAAAACATTGCCTATAACAGAACCAGAAGTTTGAGCTTCAACAGCAAGTTTTCCCATTGTAGTTCCTAAACTTCCTAAATATTTCAACGCAGGACCAAAGGCGAATGCACCAACTAATCCTGCAATGGCAGGTGTTAGATTACTTACAGCATCCTGTGCTTTAGACATTTGGTCAGCTGTTAACTTAGTACCATTCAAAATATGGTCAAGAGCTGGTTCTAAAGCTGTTAGTGAATCTAAGAATTTTTGCAATCCAGCCGATTCACTAAATTTGCTAACTAACTTATCTAACCACTGAACTAAATCTGTCAAAATTGGTAAAACCGCTGTTCCAATTTTGATTTGTAATGTTTCAAACGAACCACTAAGATATTCAACAGCACCTTTTAAGTTGTTAAGTTTTTCTTTAGCGACATCCGCTGCAGTTACCTTACTAATTGCAGCTTGCATGGCATCTGCACCAGCAGCACCCTCTTTCATAGCTATGTTAGCAGCACGAATGGCGTCAGTACCAAACATTGTCTTAAGAGCGTTCTGTTGTTGCTCAGCAGTCAAACCTTTCAAGCTATCTTGTAAGATTTGTGAGATTTCACTAAATGACTTAAGCTTACCTTCTGCTGTATAGAATTGATTGGCACCATCAGCTGTAATAATTCCCAATTGTTGCATTTGAGCTGCTGCTTTATCAGTTTGTGGCGACAAATTCAAAAGCATTGTTTTAAGAGATGTACCAGCGTCAGAGCCTTTAAGGCCGTTTTGTGCAAAGACTGCAAGAGCGTTAGTTGTATCATTAAATGACATACCAACACCAGAGGCGACTGCTGCAACGGCAGAAAGTCCGTATTTTAATTCGTGGACATCTGTTGCTGAAGCATTCGCTGCACCCGCTAATTGGTTAGCTGCATCAGTAACACTTAAATTATCAGATTTGAAGGCGTTAAGTGCAGTTGAAGCAACTTCCGCCGCTTCCGTCAAACTAAGCTCACCAGCAGTCGCTAAGTTCAACGCACCAGTCAAACCACCATTTAAAATAGAGGCTGTATCAACCCCTGCTTTACTCAACTCAGCAATAGCGTCTGCTGCTTCACTGGCTGAAAATGCAGTATCCGCACCAGCTTTTTGAGCAGCTGCGTTGAATTGCTTCATTGTTTCAGAGCTAGCACCAGTAAGAGCCTTGATGTTGCTCATTTTTTCTTCGAATTCTGCTGCTTTTGAAACTGAACCAACAACCGCAGCCTTAAACCCTTGGAAAACTGCAAATGCCGCACCAAGAGCTGTAACTGTCAAAGTAGTTTTAGTAATACTACTTCCCAGCTCACTCATTTTTGAACTAACACCATTTAGTGCAGTAGTGGCCTTGCTAGATAAATTTGAAAAGCCAGAACCAAGCGAACTAGCCATTTTAGTCGCAACACTTGCAGCTTTACTACTTAAGCTAGTAAGACTACTTCCTACTTTCCCAACAAAAGAATTACTGATTGTATTTGAAGCACTGCTTACTTTTGAGCTAATCGTGCTAAATGCTGAGCTAACCTTGCTAGACGCCGATGTCGCAAAACTAGAAACTGCGCTAGTTGCTTTTGTAAAAGCGTTTTGAATAGGCTGAGGAATTTTATTAGCTATTAAGTTGACACCACTCTGTATAGCTGTTAAAGCGGTATTAAACCCATTTTTTATAGGTTGGGGAATCTTTTCGCCAATTGATGAAGCTATACGCTGAATTTCACCAATAGACAAGTTTAAGCCTGTACTAAATGCTGTTCCTAAGCGTTTACCAAGTGATTCGCCATTGTTTGCCAACTGTGCCATAATTTGACCAACACGTTGAACTAAACGATTAGAATTATTTACAGCCGCATCCTGTGCTTTCTCAAAAGCGCGCTGTGTTGCAGTTGTAATCTTATTCATTGCCGCTTGATAATCAGCAATATCAGCACCGACATAGGCATAAATTGAGCCATCAAATTCTGCCATATAACTCCTCCTTTCTGTGTTATCTGTTCATAAAATGGTCATTGACCTTTTGCAGACGTTCAGCAAGACTACTGTTAGTTGTTTGCTTATTGTCATTTGCATGAAAGGCTTGTTTAACTTTATTTCTATCTTTTTTCTTGCTAAGTTTGTTGGCACTAGCACGTTTAGCGTTCATAGTGTAACGCATTTCCATAGCAAGTTCTGACAGATTTTCGCGAAAATCAATCTGTCTGTAATGAAGCCCCTCTAAAATTGCGTCAAGTTCCCATTTGTTGCAAGAGTAGATTGTTTCTAAGTCTGTTAAACCAAGACGTGCACACTCAGTTAAGATAGCGCGCTTTTCATCTTGCCAATAAGTTTTTCGGTAATTTCGACTTGAAGCGCTTCGCTGTCCTCTTGCGCTTTCATGTATTCTACTGCTGTTTCCAAGTTTTCGATATATTTCAAAATCTTGTTCTTGAAAAAACCAGAGTCAACCATTTCTTGTTGAATTTCTTCAAATAGACTTTCTGTGTCTTCGGCATCATTATCCACTAGCCAATTTTCAATGGCTGTGATAGCGTCATCTTCTGAAATAGCTTTGCTAAATGCTTTATTAGCTGATAAAGTAATCAAATCAACAATGCCTTCATCGTTACGATTTAAAATGTTGTTAAACAACGTTCCGACACCATCATTGTTACTTGCACCAGTTTCTTTATTCTTAGTGGCAAGTTGTTTGTCAACTTTAAACATTGTGCGGTAATCGAACTTGATTTCAATGATTTTATTTTTAACTTTAAATTCCATAAGGTGAGTTGTCTCCTAACTAAAAAAATAAAGGCTGGATGTAATATCCAACCTCGATATATTAATCGTCTGTTTTCTTGATGTTATCGTAATCACCAGTTGTTTCGCCTGGATTTTGATAGTCATAGACTTCATCAAGCAAAGCAATTTCTTCGGCAGTCAATGGGAATTTACCATTTTTTAGCTTGCCAACAATGCTTGCTGTGTAGTTAGCTTCGATAATATCTTCAATACCTTCGCTGTATTCAATATCACCGATTTTAGCATAGCCAAATTTAGCAGGATAAACATCTTTTGCAGGTTCACCATCTTGCGTTTTCAATGTTTCATCAACAAGAACACGCCAAATCTTAACTGATTCTCCTGTGTCGTTCGCTTGCTCGATAATTTCAATTGAAGGGTCTTTTGGTGCAAATTTAGTCGTCAATTCGATTTCGTGGCTGGTACTTGTTTTATCAAGCAAAAGCCCTTGTTGTGTTTGTTCGTCCGAATATTCAGCACCAAGTGTTAAAGTACCATCAGTGCGATAAGCTGGTAAGATTGCATTGCTACCAATTCTAGCATGAATAGATTGAATAAAGTAAAAGACCTTCTTACCAGACAATGGTTTAGCAGTCGTTACTTTGATTTGTTCTGTCATGTAATTTGTCTCCTTTTTTAATAAATAGTGTCAGACACAACAATAGAGACGTGATATACTTCACGCCCTATGCTGTTATCTGGAATAATGTTAGCTGTTGCGTTTCTACGCCCTAACGCTCTTAAAACCTTAGATTTAATTTCTTCTGCATCAGTTCTACTTGAACCGTCTAGGAAGATGTCAATATTTACCGTGATGTCCTCAATAATAGCCCCAGTTTGTGCTGTTTGAGATGTGTCTGATGAATTAGACCCAATCACAATAAACGGCTCTAGAACGTCTGAATTGGGCAATTTAAAATAGATTGGAATAGCTAACACTTCCAATCTATCGTGTAGTTCTTTTAAAAATAAAGTTGATGGTGAATAAGTCGTCATATATCACCTATCTTTCGTATAATTTGCGTAAATTGCTGATTAATTTTGGTCGTTCAGCATCAAGTGCTGGTTTCAAGTACGGTTGTGCTCGCATTTTACGGGTTCCTTTTTCCACATATATTGCATAATGTTGCGGTGCAGTAACTTTATAAGTTAGATTGCCTGCTTTTGCTGAAAAAATTGAATTTTTCAGTGCACCAGTATCAACTGGCGCTTTTACCTTAGCCATGCGTTCAATACGCTTACTAGATAATTCTAACTGTCTATCAGTCGCAATACGAGCTTGTTTGCTTTTAATAGCAAGCTGCCTAACCAGGCGATCTACACCTTTGACCTTAAAAGATACGCTCATAAATAAATCACCGTGTGATTATTGTGATGAATCTTGCCAGCAATCATTAACGTCTTACCGTGATATTTTACTGTTTCAAATCCATCATAATGACCTTTTAAATATAACTTAAAGTTATCAAGACTGTACTTACCAAAAACTGCCATTTGTTCTTCAATGGTTAGTCCACCACGAAAACATGGTATCGGTTGGCTTTCTTTTTTGATAACCTTATCACCTAAAAAATCAGCTTCGGTCGTTTCGGTGATTAGAATAACTCTGTCAGCATATCTCATAAGATAAACACCCGTCCTGGTCGTGACTGCCCAGACTGTCCAAAAACTTTTTGCAACATGTCATCATAGGGTAGAAACTCGTTCTTGTTTTCATAATAGGAAACTGAATGTCCTTCCACACTTTCTGACTGTGCCCCTTCTGAACCACGTCTATTAAATCGCTTGATAACACAATCCTCAAAGATAAAAGAATAGGCGTCGTCAATGTCAGACACGCCATATTCTGCTTTAAAATGTTTTACCACTCGGTCTAACAGCATTTTTAACAAACCGTCCTGTAATTTATCAGTAATTTCTAAATCCAATTTAACATTTTGGATAATTTTAGTTTCATCAAGTGGTGTCAGCGTCATTGAACACCTCCTGTTTATTATTTAGTGGCTTTCTTTGTAGCTTCTTTCTTCAAGAAACCAGCTTTTGTAAGTTCAGCAACACGGGAACCGTCGTAATCGTCACCGATTACATAGACAATCTGTGTTTCTTTGTCTCGAAAACCTGCAATTACTTTAGCCATTAACTACCTCCCGATTAAACTTCTGGTGTAGTGCTAAGCATATAAGCTTCGTCAATGTTTTCAAATGATGGTAAAGCAATCATAGATACTTTAGTTTTAACATTGACTGGATCATCAAGCTTCTTAGTTGTGATTGCGATACCAGTATCAACAATAGACACTTCAACAGCGTTGTTACCACCCATCAAATCTGATTCTTCAGGCGTTGTACCAAACATTGTTTTACCAAGTGCCGCATTTGGTGCAAAAGTGACTTTATCATCTGGGAAATATTTTTTGATTTTACCATCAGCATCTTTGTAAGTACCTGATTTAACAACAATAGTCAAACCATAATTATCTTGGATATAGTCTTTCAATTCTTGGCTAGTAACTCCTGCTCCTGTTGGTGCAAGCGGTTTAATCAATGTTGTTGTAGATTTAGCGTTTTTAAGTTGCGCAAATGTCTTAGCACTCATGTAAGCTACTTCCGCCTTGTTACCAAGCTCTTCAATCGCTGTAATAGCTGTGTCAATATCCTTGAGCGGTGTAGCTGTATCTGCATCTGACCACGCTGTTTTGACTTTTCCTTTATGGTCATCAGCTACACCATAATCAAAATCAAGAGCAACACCGTTTGAGATAACAGCAATCTTACCAGTCGCAAGTACTGACATACGCATAGCTTCTAATTGAGCATGAGCACCAGAAAGTAACGTTGTTGCATCATCAAACAGACCAGCTGTAATTGTATCAATCAATGTTTGATTACCAGTTTGAGCAATAAGGTTCAATTGTTGTCGGTCAGCTTCTTTCACGAGCATAGCTTCTTTGAAGAACGGCATTTCTTTATCAACCAATTCAACAGCCATACGTTCACGAAGTGTTGCTTTTGTATCAAAAGCAGACGGTTTCAATACGACCGGACGACCAGACGCACCTTTGACGTAAGATAATTTCAGTCCAAGTTGTTTTTGAGCAGGGAACACTTTTTCACCGATTGTAGAATCAACTGCTTGTTGACTAGCATTCCAGTAACCAGACACATTCCCCGCTGTCATAACATCATAAATTAAAGGCATAAATTAAGCTCCTTTCACAAATTGGATATGTTTCAAAGCAGTTTTAGCACCTTCAGGTACTGTACCACCATTGACTTTGTCTTCTCGCAAAGTACCGCGATAGACAAGACTTGCAACTGCATCGTCTTCTGTAACATCAACATCATAAAGCAAAACGCCGTCTGGTGTTTCTGCATTAGCTTTTACTTTTTTAGTACGGTTATCAAAGATTGAAGCACCATCACCAGCTACTAACGTACCAGCTTTTAAAATTGTACGTGCATTTTCTGTAACTGTTCCTGTTGTTGACTTGTCAACAGTAACTGAAATCGCTTCGTAAGGTAAATTATGAAGAATTTCAGCATTTCCAAATAATTTCTTAGTTGGCATATAAGCTCTCCTTTAAAATAGTTTCTCACCAGTTTTAATTGAATTTTTGGCAAGACTTGCACCATAATTCGTTTGTGAAGCACCATTACCACCTGCATTAGGTGCTGGCTGACGTAATGATACTTTGACTTTAGCGTTAACAGCGTCGTTAAAGGCTTTTTCAAATTTGCTGACTTGTTCAAGTGCTTGTTCGGCATCACCAACGGTTAATAATTCGGCAAAATCAGCTGGTAACCCTTTTGAAACAAGGTCCTTTTCAACTTGAACGACTAATTTTTCATGTTCAAATTGTGCTTTTTCTTGTTCAAAAGCTGACTTACTATCTTCGAATTCACGTTTAGCACGCTCAGCAGCCGATAAATTAGCATAATCTTTTTCTTTTTCAAGAGCTTCAGAAATACGTTGTTTAATACGCTCTTGCTCACCTTTTTTGTAATTTTCTAAAGCTTTTTGCACAGCTTTATTCGTAAGACTATCTAATTCTGACTGTGATTGCGGACCTTTGAACTCTTGACCGTTATCATTACCGTTGTTATTGCTTTCGTTGCCCTCTGTGCCGGCACCGCCGTTGTCGTCAGCACCAGCTTCGCTACCATCAGCAAAAAGTTGTAAGTTACGCATGTTAAGTGCTAAAAGTTCTTTTTTCATTTTTGTTCCTCCCATGCTAGTCCTATCTTGCTAGATACTTCCAAACGTTCTTAAAGCCACAAAAACGGACGTCTCACGTTTTCTAGTCTTGTCCGAATGTAATTTCCATACCTAACGCAATAAGCCACGCTAGTAAGTTATTATTTGGCTTATTTAATGACTAGCCACGTCAACAGAAGATGTAGGATTCGAACCCACGCACGCTTTTACACGCCTAGCAAGGTAGCAACCTGCCCTCTTAACCACTTGAGTAATCTTCCACAAAAAGAACCATTCGGAAATTCCGAACAGTTCAGCCAAGTTATTTTTTCAATTCCTTAATAAAACTTTTTACTGCAATAGCAATGAAGCCACAAATAATCACTAAAACTAACAAACCTAGTGCGTTTAAAATTAACTGCCAAATAAACATATCTTCTCCTTTTTGGGTACAAAAAAAGCGCCTAGATTATAACTCTAAGCGCAAATAGTAATAAGATAGGCGGGACTGTCGAGGCTCCCGCATTTCTGACCCGCTAGCTAAGCGGCGTGTTGGTGACAGATTCTCAACCTCTATCTTTTCTCACCTATATTATACTATTCTTTGCCTTTTTCGTAAAGTATTACATTGTTTTTTCTATTCTTCTTCTCTTGCCTAATACCTACTTTATTGAAATGAATCATCATCATTTCATCACGAGGAATAATAACTGCTTCCATAACTAAACGGTCTTTGTTAGGTATTTTAGCATAAAGAAGAAGTGAACCTTCCACCCTTGAAGAATTATCAAGAGCTAAATAAGTTTTTTTAATTACATCTTCAATCAATTTAAATTCATCTAAAGTATACTGTTGACCATGAGAATGCAAAGATGAAGATAAACTATTGCCGTCTATATAAACATTATTAAATGCCGCATATCGACTAATTTTAGACGATAAAACGCCTATATCATACCTATCTTGCAACTTATTTCTTATTTGTTCTCTATCTACCACGCCATGAGAAACTTCATCCCAAATCTTTGATACATCTTCAAATAAGCTATCTACATTTGCTTTTCCAATATTTCTTAACGATTGTTCGTCTAACTCATCTTCATCAGGAATAACAGCAGAACGGCAATTATAGTGGAAAGGCGGTGCAGTGACACCAGTTTCAAACTCATCAATTCTGTAACGCTTATCTTCACTGTGGATTCTCTTACAAATCTGTGATGTCCTATTGTCCATCTGTACAGATATGCGATAGAATTCCAAACCAGACTCTTCATAACGTTTGATAGCTGAACGATTGACAATCGCTGTGCCATCAGTCCTAATAAGTGTTTGCGCTCGCGAACGTGCTACATTGTACTTCTTAGCAAGTTCCCCAGCCATGCTACGAACATCATCACCACGAATAAAACCACGCTTCAGAACGTCTCTTAAATCCCTGGCTAAATCATCTGTATTGCCCCAAACTTGCTGCGAATAGTTCCGACCATTAAACGGTGTATTGATAAGTTCTTTCAGCGCTGGTTCATTTAAAGCCCCACTATTGCCACCCATGGCTTTCTTATAAGCATATTTAGCAGTTGACTTCAGATAATTTTCAAACGACTTTTCAATAATCTCTTGCATAACACCAACTTTGTATGTCATTTCAAGATTTAACGCGTCTAGTCGTGTCACTTTTGAGCTAGCATACTGTTCATTAAGTCGTTTGAGCAATTCTGGGTCTTTCTCAGCTTGTTTACGGTACTTCTTAGCGTTAGCTTGATAATTTGATAGGTCAACTCCTCTAAGACGCTGTAGGGCGTCAGAATAGCTCATTTTATTATCATCTGCATATTTAGTCACAAATGCAAACAAATCACGTTGGAGCTCTGCTGATTGCTCAACATAAACCTTTTGCAATTCAGCAAACATATCAATGTCTGTACCGTCAACATAGTGCATAATGTCATCACTACGCTTTGACCAGTAATCATTGTGCTTCTTGCTCATCAGCAGTCACCTCACCAATTCGTGGTTCTGGTTCTTGTGGTTCTTCGGAGTTCAAACGTTCCATTTCAATTTTAGCATCAACACCAGTCGCCGTTTGAAGCATATCAAAAACAGTTTCATCACTGACCATGCCATACAGATTCTTAGCATTTGTGACAATGTTTGCTGTGTCTGCAGGTAAGTTTGGCGTAAATGTAATGATTAATTTAGATACGTCAAAATCTGTCATTTCACGAGCAACTTTTCCAATGTTAGCCACTAGGCGATAACGACGTTTAAGAGACCTTTCAAACAAAGCTTGCATGTCAACACGTTCCTGGTCAAGACCAAACACTTTCCATTTCATAGCTTCACCAGACTGAACACCAGCAAAATTATCGTCGGTCATATCTGGTGTATTGGTAAACTTATGAATGTCATTAACAACACGTTTTTTGTAAGCTTCAGTACCATTAACATCATATTGCTTGTACAAATACTTAGCGTCAACTGTTCCTTCGTTACCCTCTTGGTCAATAGGTGGCTCTAAGTTTAACAAACGAGCTTTACGCATTTTACGCATGTACTCAATCTGCTTCTGTGCTGTATCACAATCGGCTGGGAAGTTAACACGACCTATGATAGCCAAAATAGCGTCTGATAAGTCCTGCATATAGTTAGCTGTGTCTGACTGTGAAGCATCATACAAGTCAATCAATGACAGCTCTGTCTCATAATCACCTAACCCGTTTGAATTATTCATATATTCCGTGATTGGAACTAACTTAAACGCATGTGGGGTTTTGTTGATTTCGTTAAGTGTACCGTCATATTCAAACGTCATAATGTCACTTGGCGTGTAGACTTCAACAATTTTTTTCTTGTCATCAAACGGATTAGCTTGATAGTAACGTACACCAGCGACACTGTGCATCTCCAGAGTGTCGTCATAAATGACAAATGTCCCTAACGGATCTAGCTTAACTGCTCGTGTCGTATCATCTTGTGCGCGATAAACCAAGTCATAAGCACGACCAGTCTTAGACAAATCAAGTACTAGTGAACGGTTTAGCTGGTGGAAATCATTTTGCTTAGCTAATTCGTCCAATTGTTCCTGATAGCTGTCATCCTCATAAGAAACCTGAATAGGATTACCAACCAAATACCCTTGTTTGAATACAGCAATTGCACGTCCAAAATTATGAATGGCACGAGTGTCTGCCATGTCATCATCACGACGTCTACCAGCTTTACTGATATCGTGATTATTTCCCTCAGCATAATCAAGCAATTCTTGAATACGTGGTCTCTGTATTGTTTCGTGGTGATGTAGTATTTCCTTAAGTAAGCGATAGTCATCAGCAAATAACGTGTCTAAATCATGAACACTGTATCTCATCCGTGCTTCACGGTGGAAACGTAATTCAAGTAAATTGCTCTTGCCTGTGCTATCTACAAAAGTTTCTTTGTATGTCATAATATCCTTTCATTACAAACCAAAACCAGCCCGAAGCGTATCGAACTGGTTAGAATTATTCTGCCTTTCACCAATTATTTTGACGTACGGAATAAAGCCATACTGACAAGCATTGATGGTGTGGTCGTTTCTGTCCTCTGGCTCATCCTTGCCTTCTTTCCAGCTGTAGACATCTAATTCATGTAAATGATTTTCACAGTCGTCAACGACAAAGTAATAACCTTGCTTCATCCAGCTAGCCATTAAATTTATACGGTCAATGATTTTAACTTTCTTGTTCGCATTCATGAACTCGTATAGCAGACCATATTTATTAGCGTATTTCCTCAATTCCATAATTGTTGCTTGGTCTGCGTTATCAACGTAAATTCTACGTGCAAAGCCCCAATCGTCCTTACAGTCGTTTAAGAATTTATGTAGTAACTCAACTGTATCTGATGGCGCTATCTTATCACCGCTCAAATCTTTATTGTTGTAAACTCGTTCGGCAAGTGTTACTAGCTTACCGTCTCGCGTAATACCTTGAAAAATAAAAGCGATTGTGTCGTTTGACTGTTCAGAATAAGACGTATCAACACCACACGAAAACTGCGCATAGCTAAACGATTTAGCTTGCTTACGTGTAATGACATTGCACTGTCTCTCGAACATAGAGAAAATAAGACCTTCTGACCGCCCACGTAAACCCAAAATTTTATTCTTATAAATCTTTGTTCCAGGTGCTACCGTATTGATAATCTGTTGTTTTTTATCCTCTGGCAGTCCTGCGTTATGGTCGAAATTAAAAAACCAGTACGTCCATTCTGGTTGCGCTGGTTGTTTGTCTAATTCTTCTCGAATTTCCTTTGGCGTATCTTGTTCATATTCTGGCAAAGCACGAAAACGATTGATGTATTGCTCATAAATTGGTAATGTTGGGTCGTCTGGATTCATGGTGCACATCCAATAGTCACAGCGCATAGTTGATTCTTGAACAAAGTCTGTATCAGCCGTGTTGATTTCGTCAATGTAACCACAACCAAATTGTGAACCCAGCGCCTTTTTCCATTTGGTTTTATCCTCATACCCAAGAACGAAAATAATCTTATCGTTCTCTGGTTTGTTATCGACGTGATAAACCAAATGTGGAATTTTATAATCAAGACTACCATTCCCACGATAATCGACCAACTCTCCGAAAATATCAACTATCCCCAAATCAGAATTAATAATGTTCTTTTCCGCGTCACCAATTGATTTTGAAGCAATAAAGTGTAACTTTTTAGATGACTTAGCGACTTTTAACATGAATTTAAAAGTACCAACCGTTGTCTTTCCAGCAGCTGTTGTTCCTTCAAGAGCTTCGGCTTTAGCATTGTGTCGCAAGAACGCTTTATATTTATCAGATAGAATCATGTTGCTCATGAGCTATCATCTTCTAACTGTGCCAAAATACCGTCAAGTTTGTTTGTTGTGACGTTGGCTTCGAATTTAATCTCTTTAGGCAGTGGATAACGTTTCATAATTTCGTTTGCTGCACGAATAACAGCTGATGTATCGGGCCTTTTGGTCGTTTTAACAAACATACCAGTTTCTTTATTTAATTCAACAACTTCTTCTTCACGTTCACCACGTAAGACCGAAGTCAAAACTTGCATGACTTCTTCTTGATTAGCTATTTTTTCTGATTGGATTTCAGATAAGCGTTCATCAATGTAAGATTTTATGTCAGGTTTTGTCAAGTTTTCTTGACCAATTGCCCTAGCTGACCTTGTAGCGTAACCCGCTTTAACAGCTGCATCCGTTGCATTTCCAGAGATGATGTACTCATCTGCAAAACGTTGTTGTTTTAAAGTTAATTTAGTGATTTTCCATCACCTCCCAATCCAAAATAAAAAGCCACACAAACGTGTGACTGTTAGAGGAATAGCGGGAGTTGCACCCGCATCTCTAGCATAAAATCTAGCTGTACTAACTATTTGTACTATATTCCTACTACTTGTCCAAAAGGTTGCACAGACAAGCATGATACACTCAACCTGAATCGTGTATCGTTTTTTAGGCATCTGTCACAAGATGTTTAATCCTTTACCTTTTATTTTTCAACTCTAGCCATTGTGACCTGACCTGTTGCGGACCCAACAAAAATAAGGACGAGAAAGACCCTCAATAAACCTCGTCCTTATCTTAAACATTTGATGATACCATAATATAACATTTTTCGTGCGACAAATAGTGCCAAAAGTCGCAACTTTTACGAAAAACCATAAAAGTCAGCAAAAATTTCTAAAATACGTTGACGTCTGCGGTAAATCGTGCTTCGGTCATATGCCATTTTATCAGCGATTTCTTCCCACGTATTGACACTACCACGGGACCAACGTAGCCAAAAGATTTTTGTCATATCTTCATCTAACGTGCTTAACGTGCTTTCTACTGCATATTTCTGTGCGTACAAACTATTTAACCGCTGGTCGCTATCCCATTTAGCAACTAAATTCTCAGTCGGCTTAGACACAATGTTAGAACGTCCACCACCTACGTTTTCATCTGTGTTTGGAACGTCACTAATTTCTAGCTTTCTAACAGCAATCTTATGGTCAATACTTACATAATCAAACAATAGCTCATCAAGTGCTTTTAATTGTGAATTACTCAATTTTCCCACTACTTCACAGCTCCTTTATGATATAATATAAATGTCATTTATATATATCTTAGGTCCTTGTGCAAGCAGGGGCTTTTTTGCGTTTCTACAAAAATGGGCAGGCGCACGACCCAAACATTGAGTTACCACGAAGAATAAACGGCGCCTTGCATAATAACTAACTAGCGATAATTAGCGTTAGATTGATTTAATACAGAAAGATTTTAAGGAGTTCCTCTTTTCTATTTTTGATTTCGCTATGTTGCTAGCAAGTAACCCGATAAACTTCACTAGCGAATATACTAATTTGTGTAAGAAGAAGTTTTTTTCACCTCACAAAACCATATAAAATATTTCGGGTTATGCCTATGCGTGAAATCGAATCACGCTCAAGACCATCATAGGCACCGAATGATTATTTTAAAAAATCTGGAAAATACAAAGGAGTTCTAGACTGTCGACTGGCAAACAGTCATCATTGAACCTACTTTCTTTTTTAATTTTTAGTTACCAGTCTAATAGCAAGAGTGAGAGTTGCACTCACTCATTCAGCTTAGAACTGCATTGCTACCGAATTACCACTAGAAATTAATTATTAATGGAGTCGCTCACTTAGTCCAGCTATCAAAACTAAGGTCATAGCTCATCTTTCTAAAAATTTTTAATGATGATAGCTGTTATGCCTATTTGAGGAATGACCCTCAAATAAGCTCACAAATTTTTAATAATGAATTTTACTGTTGCAATGATGCACCAAATACATAAAATTAAAAGAAATATAAGTGCTGTAATACACACTAAGCTGAATATTAATTGTATTACTAACCACATGAAATCAATCATTATTGCCTGCTCCTTTCGCTTGTTTGTCTAGCCAGCCCCAGATTAAGTGAAACTGACCGTTAACCAATTCATCATTACCGTATTTCTCGCAGATAGCCACAATGGACTGATTAGCCCATTCCCAGTAAGCGAGACTTCCAAAACCAACTTCTTGTGATTTCATATTGCTAGCCATCATCCATGCTGTGACTTCATTTTGAAAGAAATCAATATAATCAATCTTCATGACGCATAACCTCTTTCATTCGCTTTTCAATACGCTCATCTGGCAATTTGGCTCGTGTTAGTAATTTTTGTACCTCATTTGGTGGCACATACAGCAATTTAGCAATCTCAAGATAGCTTTTAAGCTGCTTTTCTTTCGTCCACGCAATGAACGCATCTAAGGTTTCTAGCGCATTTTCTGTGTGGTGTTCTGAAAACGTCACAGCGTGCTTAGCTCTTAAGTTATTCATATGTTTACTCATAAGTTTTCTAACCTCACATAAATTCCGACCGTATCAGCCCAAAACTTTTCGATTATCTCACTAGCCACTCTTGAATCATTGACATAGAATCCCGTTCTTTCCATGCAATCTTTTAGCAACTTAACAAGATTATCTGTATCAGGCTTTGTATGCTTGTACTGACCGTTAGTCGTACCTTTGATTTTTGGAAACAGCCATTTAGTCGTCAACCTCAACGGACCGTCTAGCGGTTCATCTGGTGCATATGGTGCTAACAATTCCATGAACATTGCCCGCGTTTCCTTTAGCTCGTCTGGCTCATAGAATTGTGGCTTACCATGTATAACACGAACTTTCTTTTGCTGGTGAGTAACTGTTGGAATTTTCTTCATTGGGATAAAGAATTCAATCATCTTTTACCTCTGTAATTTCGTATAAGTCATTATCCCACACACCAAGTGATCTCCAAGTGCTCTTAGAGTGCTTTATAATTTCTGGACTACATGCACGTCCGTAATGACTCCAGCCGCCATTCTTTCCAAGATAAGAATTGGTTATCTTGTTCTTAGCTATATACAACTTCTCTTTCTCAACTTCATAGCCATAAAGTTTCATTTTAACAAGTGTCTCAATTGGTTTATTTTTATCAAATTTAAACCATTCATATAAATCTCCATATAATTTTCGTTCATGGAAATTGATACAAAGTCTGTATAAGTTATATTCAAGGTCCTCTTTATGCTCTTCATACCAATCAGCAATGAACTGTGATACTACTGGCTTTTCTGGTTCGTCAATACAATTAATAATTTTGATAGCTGTTTCTTCTCTAATATATCTCATTGAGCTGTCGATTGGTACACTGTACGAAGTGTTCTTTACTAACTCAATCGCTTCTTGTTTCTTCATTCTTCCACCTCAGTTTCATTTAGTTGAACTAGTTTGTTCCACATACCGCCAGCAAGATGACTAACTTCTTTAACCTCATTGATTTGTTTTGGTGTTTCTTTATATTCCCACCATTCAGCGCCATCGTATTCGTGACGCTCAAGCCACCAACTATCACCAACGACAACTAAATCTTCAGCTACTTCAGGAGCTCCAAAACCTGAATTATAGTTAGATTTCTTTGCGACTTGCTCAAAGTTTTCTTTTGTAATTCCAAAGTCTGAACCTTGAATATATTTGACATCTTTAAATGTCTTTCCGTAAGTTCCTAACTCTCTTAATGTTTCTTCCCATAAGTTAGTCATCGTTCTTTCACCTCCAAAAGTTCTGGGTTTTCGTAAATGTTGCCCACAATTTCACAATCAGACCTATTGCTTTTAACGTCAGCAACTTCACTTAAATCAACAATTTCGTCTAAAAACTCCGCTTCCCAGCAAGCCAATTCCTTGTTCCAAACGGCTTTTGCTAACTCGCCGTCAGACGTTTGTAAAATATCACCATTGAAAATCTCTTTGTCATACATATCAACCAAACCTGTTGATTGCATAAGCTCAATTTCATCAAAACTATACATAACATTAGCATGGCTTTTAACTTCTTTTTCAAGAAAGTCAATTGTTGCTACATTCAACATCTTATTTCCTTGTAAAAACCACGCTCTAAATTTTGGTATTGTCATTCTTCAACCTCTTCAATTTCAAATGCCGGGTTATTCCAAACCTCTATTTCTTCTAATTCCGCTTGAGTAAAGTGAACTTTAAAATCTTCGTCAAATAGTGAATCATCAATAAATAGTGTTTTTGTAGCTTTATTTTTATTAATATAACTGCTCTCTTTTCTGCTAATTAGTTTTAATCTTGCTGTATATCGTTTTTCTTTCTCAACTTCATAGCCGTAAATTAAAGCATTTACAAGTCTGTTTTTAGTCTGTTCACTATCTTCATCATTATCATCTCTATATGAAAGTTTGTATTTTTCTTCATGAACGTAAAATTCAAAATCATGACCCCAACCCTGACGCGTAATAATATACAAACAGTTAAGAAAACTTTTTGCTTTCTTTAATCGCCCCAACCACTCAGCTTCCTCTTCGTTTAATACCGCTTTTTCTGGCTCGTCAAGTTGACGGACAATAGCTAATGTATCGTCTATAGCTTCGTCATAAGCACCACCCCAAATTGTATCGTCACAATTAGTTCTTTCGTTTTCAATTGCTTCAATCACTTCTTGTTTATTCATTCTTCAACCTCATTTTTCTACTTTTTTGATTTATAGTTGTTTTTCACGCGCTTTGTCAAAGATGAGACAAAGGATAAAGGGGCAGAGCTTACAGCCCCTTTTCCTTTTCTCTTTGACTTTTTGACGAAGGAAAAACACTTTTAATAACTCTGGAAGAGTTATAGCGATATTTTTTCAAGAAAATAACTAGTATTTTTCCGATTTTTCTAAAATTAACAAGAAAAGAAAATAACTAGTATTTTTCCGATTTAAGAAAAGAAAATAACAGGATTTTTCTTTAGAATTCTTCTAGTTTTTTTCTTTCTTTTCCACTTCTTGGTTTACTGAAACTTGGAATACAATTCCTTTTTTAACATCAAAACCGTTGTGCTCTTTGATATAATTTTCTACACTTTTGTTAGATTTTAAGTCCAAGTATTCACGGATTTCTTGAACAGTAACTGGAGCTGAACCATCAAATAAAGCGTTGTAAGCTGTCTCTAATTTTTGGTTTCGTTCTTTTAAGTTCTGTTCTTTACTTTTTCGTGATTCTTTTGCTTTTTGCCAAAGGGGCTTATCATCTTCCAATTGAATATCCGCAAGAACTCCCGTCATATCCACATCATGCACTGGATAGCTGAACCACATATTGACTGGTGGGAATTTCGCAAATTCACGAAGCGTCCCCTCAACACGCCACGCAGTCGCAATCTTGATAGATTCCTCCACTTGCTGGATTTCGTGCAAGTATGGCTTTCTGACCATGATGTCGTCAAGTGCTTTGTCAAAATGTTTGCTCATTTGTGCGACACTTTGCAAATCATCAAGTGTGATTTCGTGTTGGTAATAGTCTAAGTTCTTTTCTTGGATAGCACGTTTAAACACGTCACATTTTGCTCTGTCAGCACGTTGTTTAATCAGATTGTCGTTTAGTTCAAGTTCGACTAAGTCAATCAACGCATCTGGGTCACGAGCAAACACTCCCGAACCGCTAGCACGGTCCATTGATTTCTTGCCACCTTGAGCCCCTTTTGAATGGTGGTGACAGTAAATCACACTACAACCTAGCTCAGTTGCTACTTTGTCAAACTGATTGGTAAAGTGTGCCATTTGGTCTGCGCTGTTCTCGTCACCAGTCAAAACTTTGTAGATTGGATCAATGATAACAGCTTGATAATTCTTTTTAAGCGAACGTCTGATTAGCTTCGGCGCTAGTTTATCCATTGGAACGGTCTTACCACGCAAGTTCCAGACGTCAATGTTTTGGACGTTGTTTGCTTGAAGTCCCATAGCTTCATACACATCTTTAAAACGGTGCAACGCTGACGGTCTATCAAGTTCCAGATTGACATATAAGACACGTCCTTGTTCACATTGCCAACCTAACCACTTGCTTCCCTCTGCAATCGCAATTGATAGTTCAATCAAGGCAAATGATTTCCCAGCTTTAGACGGACCAGCAATCAACATCTTATGCCCTTGACGCAACACTCCATGGATAAGCTCTGGTGCTAAGTCTGGCATGTCGTTCCAGCTGTCTAACAGTCCTTCAGGGTCTGGTAAGTCGTCGTTTAAATCTTCGACCCACTGATACCATTCATCATAATTTGCTTTACCAATGTTGGTGTCAATCAAAAATTGTTTGTGTCCGTTTCGTGTCACACCAGGCATGCGTGATAGACGACTTGGATTGCGGTTTTGCGTGTCAATATCAAGACCGTTTTTCTTACAGATTTGGTAGATATAATCAACGCGTTTACGGTATTCTTGATAATCACGCGCATCTACTTTCACGACTGCATGTAATGATTTTTTACCAGAATGAACGAGTGTTGCAATTGGTAGTTCAAGCTCTTTAAACAGCGCATATTGCTTACCGATGTCTAATGTATCTGATTCAACGAGTGCGTAACGATAATCTGTGACGTTGTCGTTTTTAACGCCTTTCCCGTCAAGTGGATTGAAACGAATCCACGCCCCAGCTTCTTCCTTATAATCACCAAAGACAGCTCCAATATCGTCAGTTGTCTTTTGCAACAACTGGATAAGCTCACCAGCTGTCCTGTCAAAATTCCCTTGTGTTGGCTTATAAATCGTGCCATTGTCTGTTTCAATTGGATAGGTAGCAGTCACATAGCCGACTAGATCCGTTGAATCAAACAAGGTTTCTAGATATCTAATCAAATCTTGTGCAGGTTGCCAATTTAATGGCTCTCTGATTTCTTTTGACTCAATCCAATTCTTATCAACGATTTGATAGTCACGGTCAATGGTGTCTTCCCAATCTAGCTCATGGAAATCACCGCGACCACTTGACGCAGGTTGCCAGCCATTATCCTTTGCTAGTTGCGTGATAGTAGCTCCTGTTACGACACTACCTGCTTCTTCGTTGAAAGTATCCCATTTTTTGAAACACTCTCCACGTTTATAACGTGTATCAGCTTGTGACCAGTTATCCCAGTCCATAGCCGTGTAACCTTCATGTTTCAAAGCCATACCAATTTGGCACCAAGTTGCATAGTCTACCATGGCAGGATTGATATAATCCAGCAATGGTAGCAGGTCAAAATCTCTCTCTGCCATGTTTATCCTTTCTTATTCTGGTTTAAATTCCGCTGGTCGAATACCACGAGGAACACGCCAACCATTAGCTGCAATACGATTGATTAGACTACTTGCGCCGTCAAATGTCCACATACCAACATTCTTAAAACCGTAGCGTTCTAATAATCGAATTTGTTTAGGTGTTGTAAGGCCTTCTGTTTGACGTTTTTTAAGTCGGTCTAACAATTTGCTAGCCTTACCAAAATTACCAATGTCATCTGTAAAGATGCCGAACTTCTCTAACGCTTTTAACTGCTTGTCTGTTGGTGGTGTCATCTCAATTCCAAAGGCTGGCACGTAGTCTGCTAAGTCTTCAGCTTGGATAGACATTTCAAATTGCAACGGGTCAACTAGGCGACGTTTACGCTTACGCATTTCTGATAATTGTTTAGCAAGTGCCTCTTCACGTTCAGCCACAACGTCCTTGCTTGCTGTTTCTTCAGCTTCCAGCAATTCAAATTGTTGGTTAGTCTGTTCAGCCATGTTTTCGACCATCTTCTTAGCCACTTCAGGACTATCTGTGATTAAATGCGCTGGCCTACATAGCTCGTGACGTTCGGTGTGCCAAAGAAAATCTAAAATCAATAAATTATCTTTACCTTCAGCTAATCGTGTACCACGTCCAACCATTTGACTATACAGCGCTCTGACTTTTGTTGGTCTAAGTACCACAACACAGTCAACAGTTGGACAGTCCCAACCTTCAGTCAAGAGCATAGAATTACAAAGAACATTGTATTTACCTTCGTCAAAATCAGCTAAAACTTCTGCACGGTCTTCTGACTCACCATTCACTTCAGCAGCTTTAAAACCTTTGGCATTTAAGATGCCACGAAATTTCTTAGACGTTTTGACAAGTGGCAAGAATACAACTGTTTTCCTGTCTGAACATTGCTTAACCATTTCATCTGCGATTTGTTCCAAATATGGGTCTAAGGCTGTGCCAACTTCACTAGCTTTGAAATCACCCGCTTGTTGACTGACTGATGATAAGTCTAACGTTAGCGGTATAGTAACTGCTGTAATCTTTGATAAATAGCCAGATTTGATTGCGTCAACAATTGAATATTCATAAGCAAGACTATCGAAATATTCGCCTAGATTGCGACGATCAGATCTGTCAGCTGTAGCTGTAACTCCCAATACATCTGCGCAATCAAAGTAATTCATTACTTTTTGGTAACCATCAGCTAAAATATGGTGCGCTTCGTCTACAATAATGACATCCCAATAATCTTTTGGAAATTGTTCAAGTCGTTTATCTCTTTGAAGCGTTTGGACACTACCAACAGTTACACGATACCATGACCCTTGCGAAGTCTGCTCAGCTTTTTCGACCGAGGCACCAAGCCCAGTAACTTTTTTTAATTTATCTGCTGCTTGTTCTAGCAATTCCGAGCGGTGAGCTAAAATAAGAACACGTTTTCCTTGCCTAACCAATTCCTCGGTTAACTTAGTAAAGACTACGGTTTTCCCACACCCTGTTGGCAAAACTAATAACGTTCTTTTATGACCTTGCTCCCATTCTGACAAAATAGAGTCAATACTTTCTTGCTGATAGCTTCGTAATTCCATTTCACCAACTCCTTTGAGGTGTGTTGACGATTCTATCAATCGTCCAACCTCGCTCTACTCTGTGCTGTAATGCTGCATAAGATACCCCTAGCTTTCTGGCAAGTTCTGCCATTGTATAAGTTTTGCCTTCAAATGTAATCAAATGATTTTTACGAGTGTTGTTTGCTTGAATATAGTTATCTACCCACCTGCAATTAGAGGGTTCATAATTACCATTAACATCAATGCGGTCAATCGATAAGTTGTCGGCATATCCGTGTGATAATGACCATTCTCTGAATTTTGAATAATCCTGCCATTCGCCACAAATCTTTACCCCTCTATCACCATATCTTGCAAAATCTGGACGATTAGGATTATTACATCTTTGACGCATATTAAGCCATGTTTGGTATAAACGCTCCTTGTGTGAAAATCCATGTTTTACTTTTTTACATCCACAACTTACTGTGTGACCAGATAGTAAGGAATCTGATTTAACATGAATAGTTTTTCCGCATTTGCACTCGCAGACAAACTTAACAACAGGCTTACGACCGTTCCCAACATCTTCGGAACGGCGTAATACCTTTAGAAAACCAAAAGTCTGACCAGTTAAATCATTCTTTAATTTTCTTGTTTTCATTGTTAGCTACCTCTTAAAATTGCCCAGCTTGAAAACCTGCAGGTTGTTGCGGTGTTTGTGGTTGTTGTGGTTGTTGTGGGTATTGTTGAGGTTGTGGTGTTGTTTGATAATTTTGTGCTGGTTGTTGATAAGTTGGCTGTTGCGGTTGTACGTTTGCGTTCAACACTTTTGTCCAATCAACGTCGTCAGCGTAAATCATGGCTCTAATATTGTCATATTCACGGTCGGCATATTGAGCAGTACCTTTACGTTTGTTTACTCGGCAAACACCTTTTGCGCCAATGACACTATTCCAATTCATACGAAGTGGTTCACCGTGTTTCTTTTGACCGATTGCGCCAAAGAACGCTGATAGCGTACCTTCTGTTGACGTGTGCAAGAATAAGTTGTGTGTTAATTGTGCAATACCTTCTGCTGTTTCAATTTGAAGGGTAAGTGTTGCTTTATTACATGCTGGAAGTTTTCCTGGCTTTTGTGGGTTTGGTGTGTGACGTCCACGTTCTAAGTTAGTGACTGTGAATTGGTAGTCACCAGGCGTGAGCTGTACGAATTCTTTGGGGTCTGTGGTAATTTCATCATCCCACCCTAATTCATGGTCAAAGTTATTGTTAAATTGTGTCATGTTAATTTCTCCTTTTTGATTAAGCTAAAATTGTAATATTGCCTTGCTCTGCAAGTTGTGCTTTCAAGTAGTTAGCAACGTTGTTGATTGCATCTAAGCGCCATTTACCACCATCTGCGCTAAATAGTGCCATTTCTGCATTTTTATCGATACGAAATACAAATTGGCTAGCTGGTTGTTCCACCTCTGCAAATGTGCGGTATGGACGTAGCATGACTGGGTTTGGTGCTTTAGCTTTTGCTAAGTTAGCTACTCCAGTTTTAACAGTCGTTGTTTGGCTAACACCGTTATCAACAATTTCTGAACCATTGTCAATTTTAAGCGCACTTGCAAAATTCAAAACAACGTCGCGGTCATCTGTATCTTCAAATTTAGATTGTAGGTAAACGTTGAAGTCAGTTGATGACATGTAGTAACCGTATTGAATACTTGGGATACGTGCTTCAACGCTAACAAGACGTGTACGTACTGCTTTTTCATCATCTTCAGTATAGACAGACACTTGAGTTGGACTTTCCACAATAACCATTAAACGTCGAAAGCTGGTGTTGTTAAGCCCTGACTTGAGATAATCAACCAAACTATCAAGCGTACATAGTTCAAGTGTGTCTGGATAAAGTTTTGGTTCAAGCTCAACAAGATTAGCTTTTGAGTTATCATAGTAGTGTTTGGCATCAACTGTGATGATTTTTTCTTCACGGCTTGCTAACTCAACGCCGTATGCAATAGCTTCTTTAATGTTTTCTGACATAATTAATTACCTGCTTTCTGTTTATTAAAATCAATGACATCTTCATTAATGCCTTTTTCTAACGCTTCAATTGGTTCGCCAATGTCAGTGCGCAAAACTGCTTCATTATCAAAGTAAGTTTGACCAGGCATGCTACTAAGCAACTCATTAGCATAGACTTTACCGTCTTTCTGACCAACAAGAACTGTCGTAGCCGTTCCTTTTTGAGGTGCTAGTGTTGATTTCACTTCCATTGCTGTGCTAACCGTTTGACGACTTTCGTCAGCTTTCATTGTGAGCGTAATCGTTAACTTACGCGCTGGTTTGCTTTCGGTGTTTGGATCAAGAATATTATCAAAGATTTTTTCAAGTTCTTTGTCTACTTTTTCTTGTAAACTTCCTTCACCGATAGCAGATAGATCTAATTTAATTGTTTTATCCATTGTTATTCCTTTCTAAAATGGCAAGATACGATTGTCTTTAATCATGCTAAACACTTGGTCCCAAGCGCCAATAAGAACACCGTCAATAAATCCTGGGTCGTACATGATAACTGGCGTGTCTTCAGGGTAGTAGCCCTTTTGAGCAACTGCCTTTTGGACTTCAAGCTCTGTGACTTGATTTTGTATCATCAAATCACGCAGAGCCTGTGGCAAGGCTAAATTAGGCTCTTGGTAAGGTTGACGTTCTGGCGCAGGCTGCGTTAAGCTTTCAGGCGCTTGTGACGGTTGCTGTGGTGTTTCTTGCGCCTGTGGTTGAACCTGTGGCGCTGGTTTGGCAGTTGGTGTTTGTTCCTGTGCTGGTGCTTGTGAAGTAGGTTCTGGGACTGTTTGTTGCAGTTGAGGTGTAGGCTGTGGTTGCGCTTGATTAAAGATGTGTGCAATGCCTGCATAATCAAATGGCATTTCTTCTGGCAAGCCGTGACGGTTCTTAGCATCCCACGCTGGATGATGTTGTGTATACAGAACACGTTGCCCACCAGTTGCTTTTTTCTTTTTGTTATTAGCAGTCATTACGACTGTTTTATAATTTGCAAACAAAACCATATCAGCCCATTCTTTAACGAGTGGTGCAGTTTGTGAGCTTGTTTTTTTACCAAGCTTAAGTTCCCAACGGTCATAAGATCCCATCTCGTCAGGCTGTTCAAACTTACGAATTTGGGCATGTGCAGTTAACACAATATTGATACCTAAATCTACAAGTTCTGATAAACTGTTCAAAAAACGTCCTAATTCTTCTTTAACGTAAACATAACCGTTACCATAGCCAAAATCTTCAATACCTTTTTTCTGATGCAGTGCACAGATGTCATCTACTATTAGACTTTCTGCCCAATCGATTGTGTCAATGACAAGTGTTTTACAAGCTGTCGGGTTAGCTTTCAGCCAAGCGATTTCAGTTTTTAACATTGTGTAGCTTGATGGCTTATCCAAGCGTGAGATGTCCATGTTATCAGTTGAACCCTCGGTATCAATAAACAGTGTTTCTGGAAATTGTGCTGCAAAGGTTGATTTACCAACACCTTCAGGACCATAGACAACTACTTTTTGGGCTCGTGCGCGTTTTCCTTTTGTAATTTGCATTAATCGTCACCTCCGAAAATACTAGCAAGTTTAGCAAATGTCGCTTTAGTTTCGTCATAGTTGATTTCTTTTGGTTCTTCACCGTCTAATGTTGTGAGCGTGTATTCTGCTTCAACTTTAAGCGCTTCTGCTCTAAGAGCTTGTAGCAAACCGTCGTATTTTTCTTTATCTTTTTCAAAATATTTTTCAGGAATAAAAAGTGCTGATTGAATTTCTTTTTTATAGCTTGCTGTGAATGCCAGAACATCTTCGTTGTTTTTATACTCGGTTAAAAAGCGACCGCTTTCTTTATCACGAAAGACGATAAATGTTTCAGTTTGTTTCATTGTTTTTTTCTCCTATTTCTTAAAATGTACCTGCTGTAAATGCTGGCTTAGCTGTTGTTGATTGTTGATGTGCTTCGTTAACGACTGAATAACCGTCCTCGATTATCACAGCACACTCTTCACCAGTTGATACCCTTGTGGCAATGGCTTGTAAACCTTCTTGTTCTAGCCAAGCGCCGAACTGTTCAAGCGTGATTTGGTCCATTTGTTCCAACTTATCAATCAGAACAAAACCACATTCTGGTTTAAGCTTACGAACAATCGCAGTAGCCACCATAAGCTGTTGACTGCCAGACATGTTATCCCACTCTTGCCCTTGATAAAGTAGCTTACCGTCAGATACTGATAAGCCTTCAAGTGGCAAGTCTGCGTTGGTTAACAAGTCTGTTTTTTGTTGACGAACAGCTTCGATTTCGTTAGTCAATTGATTGTATTGTTCACGTTGTTGTTTGGCGTCGTCTTCGGCTTTATCTTTATCAAGATTAGCACGAACACGTCTGTTAGTTTCGTCAATACGTGCAATGTTTTCTTCAATTTCAGCTGTTGACTCGTCGTGCAAATCCATAGCGTCAGTCTGTGCAATAGACAAATCATTTTCAAGCTGTGCCAATTGCGCTTCTGCTTGTTTCAGCTTTTGCTTAAAGTCCTCTACTTCGGCTTTTTTAAAGTCGTAGTTTTGTTGAATGACTGTCACGTTTTGACGCTTACGAGCATTCTCACCATTCTTAGCTAAAATAGCTTGCTGTTGTTGAATAAGTTCTGAAATGCTGACAAGCTCTTTTGGCGCGTCTGGGTAGTATGGCTGTTCTTTTGCAAACTTCTCCTTTTGGTCAGCAATCACACCAATTGCATGACGTTGATTATAGATTTCCTTTTCTTTTAGCTCTAGTTCTGCTAGCTGATCGCCAACACCGATAATTTGTAAAAGCGTGTTAGCCTTGTTCTTTGGCGTGCTTTCCATAAATTTAGGTAAGTTGATAGCTAATTCTTCCACAAAGCTATCAAGCAACTGTTGTCCTGCTTTTTGACCGTTAGGGTCAATGACTTTAAGCGAGCTGTTCTTACCTTTACGTTCAACGATAAGACCGTTTGACAAAGTCACTTTCAGTGTTGGCGGTACCATTGAGCCCTCACGCTCTGCTTGACTTGGTTTGTATTTGTTACCACCAAGAGCCCAAGCGATACTGTCCAGAACACTGGTCTTACCTTGGTTATTATTTCCACCAATTACAGTTAAACCACTTGCAGACGGTTCAATTTTGACCGCTTTAATCCGTTTGACGTTTTCAATTTCTAATTTATTGATTGTTACCATCAAAATCCTCACTTCCAATTCTGAATGTATTAACTTCTACCGTTTTAGTCTCCGTGATAATTTCACTGTTTTCTAAAGCGAAGCCAAGCAGTGCATTCGTGACACTTGTCAATGTATAACCACATTTGTCTGCAATTTCAGCGATTTCATTGTAAATATCAATATCACACCCAATACGACCATATCCATTTTGTTGAGCTCCTAATTTTTGTTTTGCCAATCTCATTTTGTCATAACCTTTCTAATTTCTAGTTGGTCAACTTCATCAAGTTGATTGATACATTTATCAAGCGTTGATGGCAAGATATAGCCCTCAGCAATGATAATGTCGAGTAAATTTGCTTTTGCGACTGTCGCAAAGTAATGTTTTGTCAGTTCGTTGTTTAGACGTTTGTTTTCGTCTTTCAAGAACGCATTTTCATTAATAACTTCTTGTATCATATCAACCTCTTTGAATGTATCGTGTCATAGCGTTTTGCGCTTTAATAACATTGTCATAGCGCTTAGCTTTTGTTTCCCAACTTTCAAACACGAATTCTGGTTGAGTAGTTTCTTGTTTGTTAGGTTTTGTAAAAATCCAGTTAAATAATGTCATGTTAAAACTCCTGTTTCTAATTTCATGTTTTTTAGCATTTCAGCTAATGTTTCTTTCTTGCTTAAGTATCTGTTGCGCGATTTCCATTTGACAAATAACTCAAATCCTTTGTAGTTAACAAAGACTATCTTGTGCGTTGGATTGTCAATGTACTTGTTAAATTCTGGATGTTCACGCATTTCGGCTGCCCACTGTTTTGCAACGCTCTTGCTCAAACCTTCCCAACGTTGCATTAAGTGGTCATAATCGCCCCACTCGGCATCTTCGTTGATTCCGACAGCCTTGTAAGTTATTTCGACTTTCGGCATAGCGTGCTCCTTTTAAATGTGATATAATCTAGTTAAGTTTATTTTTGTTAGTGACTGATTGCCGTCAGTCGCTTTTTTTGTGTCCAAAATAGATACACCGTCCTTTCTATAGTTAAGCCCTTTCCGTGATATAATGAAAATATCATTACGGAGAGGAGGTATTTGTAATGAAGTCTTTCAATGATTTTCGTAAGTCACTGACCGAAGAGGATATGAATTTAATAGCTGAAAAGGCAAATGAAGCTACTAAAGATATTGATCATTCAAATGGTTTACAACTCGGTACAGTAAGTGGTCTTGTAGCAACCATCACGACAATGGAATTGCTTGAGAAATACCACGAATGGCTTCAAGACTAATCTTTGAAAATTGTTTTTGGTCTATCGTTGTTACGATAGATCCTTTTTTGTTTCCGCTATACGGATAACGTTTTGGTTTCATGTTTGCTCCTTTCTTTTGTGTTCTACTGCTCTCAACTAGCAGTTATAGCCCTAGCAAGTCATATTTCAATTTGGTGAATTAAAGTTTTAAGGGTATTGTTTAAAAAAATAAATAGGAGATTTTACTATTGAAAATTATTACCATTTTGATTAATGACTTGTATTTGATAACTTGCTAGAGCCGTAACTACTAGCTGAGAGAATGAATAATACTAGTTTTCTTCGAACTCTTCCCACGGCTCGCGAATACCAAGTTTTTTTGATACTAGCAATTTGAAACTATCACTACCATAACCTTCTTTTAAAAGCCTTGTAATCATTGCTGGTGAAACACCACACACTTGTGCTAAATCACTTTTTGACCAACCTTTTTGTGTCATTTTTTCTTGAACTAGTGTCAGCCATTTTTGGTGTTGTAAGCTCATATTTACTCCTTTCTAAAAAATATATAATATTAGTTAAAAAGTTAGTAAAAACCATTGACATAAAATAGAGAATACTCTACAATAAGAGCATAGAGAAAATACTTGATAAAACAATATTAAATCAATTGTTGTCGCTCGCCAAAGCTATATTGAATTTTGATAAGTTTTAACAAGTTGTTTTACTAACTCTTTAACTTACAAAAACTATTTTAGAGTATTCTCTTCTGTTTGTCAACAGATTTCTATAAAATTCTCTAAATATTTTTTGTCAATCTCTTAGAAAGGTTGATAAATCAATGTTTTCAACATTTGACAGGATTAAGGAACTCGCTAACAATAGAGGAATTTCAATTTCTAAATTAGAGGAAAAACTAGAATTAAGTAAGAATGCTATTTACGCAATCAAAAGAAACCAACCTTCTGCCGAACGGTTGCAATTAATCGCTGATTACTTCAATGTGTCTACTGACTATTTGTTAGGTCGTACTGACAACCCCAAAATCGCTTCTAATGAAGCTGCTGGATATACTACTGAAGATTTGCGTAGAATGGCAGAAAATGCAAAAACATTCGACGGCAAACCACTTACCGACGAAGATGTTGATGCAATTACAAATATCATTGAAATTTACTTAAAAGGTAGAAACTAAAAAATAATTGAGCAAAGGAAAATAGTCTATGACTATTGAAGATCTTGTTGAATCATACGGAGTGTCGTTGGCTTATTTTGATAACGAACTATGGCCACGTCCTGGAATCTATATTGATGAAATAAACGTCATATTTATCAATAAATCACTTTCGGAAAAAGCTATGAAGAAAGTTGTCTATCATGAACTTGGACATCTTGACCACGATTCAAATCAATACCAAAGACGTCATGAACAATTTGAGTTACAGGCTAATCGGAACATGATTCGTCTTCTACTAAAAGAAGAGCTTGAAGAATTGGATTATGAATTCAATTATGTCAATTTCATGCAAAGACATCAGTTAACAACTGTAGCTGATGAGTGTATGGTTATTGATGAATATTATAATTTAATGGATATCGTTTAAAACTATGTGCAATCACTGAACCACACTAAAAGCTGAGAATGGAGAATTATTAATGAAGAAAATTGGTTTACTAGGATTAACTTTATTATCTGTTGCAACACTTAGCGCGTGTTCTTCATCAAAGACAGACAATAAAAATACTTCTTCAAGTTCATCTGTAGAGCAGACTACTTCTTCTACATCTGCTGAAGAGACTAAAAAAGCAGTTAGATCAGTTTATGACTCTGTAGTTGTTGGTGATTTAATGAATAATGGTGAAGGTGGAACAACAAAAGACACTGTTATAAATGCTTATGGAAATCCAGCTTCTACTTCTACAACATCATTAAATGGTATGAACGTAGAACAAGTCACTTGGATTGGTAATGGTAACGCTACTGGCATTACGATATCAATTCAATTTATCAACAATAATGCTACTAGTAAAATGATTTCTGGTTTCCAATTCTCTCGTGATTCTAAAATTGGTTTGACTGAATTCAATAATTTAGCAACTGGCACTTCTTATGCTGACGTAGTAAACACACTGGGTGAACCTGATACAACAAGTGAAAGTTTGATTTCTGGTTCAAAATCTGTCACAGCAAACTGGATTACTGGTATCAAAGGTAACGTCGGTGCAAACTTTGTTTTACAATTTACTAATGATAGCTTAACAAGTAAATCACAGTCTGGTTTGACTGACTAAAAGGGGAACTATGAAAAGGGATTTAAAAGAACTTATCCAAGAACTACTTGAACATATCGATAACAATCCATTGACTGATGAACAAATTGAAAAAATCGAAAAATGGGTTGAGGAGAATAGGAAAGAAAGGTAGGAGTACTTTGAAAGAAATTATTTACTTAGATACTGTTTTTGTTAATTCAATATTAGCCCAAATGAACAAAGGTTTAGTGACAAAACTTGTTAATGAGGATATGGAAACAGATTCGAGCTCTGATTCATCAACCGAATCTACTACTTCCTCCGGAAGTATGGGAATTAACAAAATAATAGCCGCTAATACTACACATTCTGAATTAGAATCCGAAACATCACAAGTCGTCTTTTCAAAATCCAATAAAGATTTAATAGAAACTGCAATTGATGACTATTCATTAGATTTACTACTAAATGATTTAAAAGATAATAATTCTATTATTAATCAAAATTATGGTGATGGTGATGTAATTCAAATTGAAGGTGAGTTAACTACATATGACTTCAAACAACTCGCAAATGCTTCATCTTTGGAAGAAATTGAATTTTTGCTACCTGATTATGATGAATATAAAAAGAATGCTGCTGAGTATAATAGAATAAAAAATAAGAATAAAAATATACCAAGAGCAGACGAATTGAAAAAATACCTTTCTGGGAATGGTTGGCAGAATTTTGATAATTTAAAAAATATGTCTAGTTACTTAGACAAACTATTACCAAATACAAGTATAATTAAAGTCAATGATGCGCTCTGTATTGTTTCAGATAAACTACTTCGTGTACAAAAATCACAATTAAGTTTTATGCAACTTGGAAAGAGAAAAGTAAAAATGCTCGGCATTTGTTCATCAACTATTGACGAACGTGTACCAAGCAACTTTGATAGTATGGCAAATAGCCAATATTTAATTAGATACGCCCCTACTACCATTATCAATATTATGTTAGGGTCTTTCAATTTAATTAACGGTGGTGATCATATCGTTAGACCAATTGCTATTTACTTTGAAGATTGAAAATAGTGATTATACCTTTGGTGAAAGTTATCAGATTTACCAGAAAGACTTTTCTTTCCTTGGAGGATATCGTGTTGAACTTCTTTTCTTAAAACACTATGTTTTTGAGATATATCTGACTGCTTTGCAGTTACATTCTTAGAAATAACTTTAACTTCATCAATAATCTTTAACATTACACCACCCCGTGATATTTGTCTTGTTTAGCGTATTATAACATAAATTAAGCTAAACAAAAAACCCCTACACTCGCCTTCGCCAAAGTTTGAGTGTAGAGATAATGAATGTATAGTAAAAACCTGCATAGCGTAGGTCTCTTTACTATACCCATTTTAACAAAAAAGTGAGGTAAAAACAATGTGGATTGAAGAATTATCCAACGGCAAATATAAGTATTTCGAGCGCTACAAAGACCCATATACCGATAAATGGAAAAAGGTTTCTGTAACTCTTGAGAATGGATCTAATCGAGCAAAGAAAGAAGCACAAAAGATACTTGATGAACGGATAAGTAAAAAGATAAGCGAGTTAAATTCTACCGAAATGCTTTTTACAGATGTATTGGTAGAATGGTGGGAATTACATAAAAAGTCAATCAAAGCTTCTACCGAGAAAACAATGTTTTATGCTGTCAATGAAGTAAAAGAAAAATTTGGTGTTGACACTAAAATAAAAAACATAGATCCTAAATATGTTCAAAGATACTTTACTAATTTCGAAGGTAATTATATAAAAATGCGAAAACATAAATCAATTCTAAGCATGGTTTTTGGATACGCTTTAGATATGGAATTAATCGACTCAAACCCAATTGTTAGAGTTAAATTGCCTAAAAAAGCAACAACATACGAAGAAATAGAATCCATTTCAAATAAATACCTTGAATATGATGAATTGGTAAGATTGCTTAATGCAATGAAAGAATACAATCGTGGGTATCATGTAGCTAGAATGGCTGAGTTTATGTCATTGAACGGTTGCCGAGTCGGTGAAGCAAGTGCACTAAAATTTGAAAACTACGATAGAGAAAACAGAACTATAACAATAAATGGGACTTTAGACCCAACAAGAAAAGGTTCTGAAGGTATTAAAACACCCCCAAAAACCGCTGCTTCTATTCGTACGGTTGACTTAACAGATAAAGAAGTTGAAATTATTGAAGAATTTATTGAACTACATAAACTTAGAAAGTCAACTAACCCTAACTACAAAGATATGGGGTTTATATTTGTTTCACCTTCTGGAATTCCCATATCAAAATCAATGATTGGCGATTTGATGAAAAATGCAAACAAAACTTTAGAAAAACCTATCGAAAAAAGATTATTTCCGCATATCTTGCGTCACACACTTATTAGTTTGCTTGCTGAGAATAATATTCCACTCAAAGCAATCACACATAGAGTGGGACATAAAGATAATGGCAAAACCACAATGGAGATTTACACACATGTTACCAAAAATGCAAAGTCAAGAGTTGTTGATGTATTGAATAATCTTTCTAAATAA